CGTCCGCACGGCCCCCACGTGCGCGGGTCTATGCGCTCGACGCGCCACGAGGACGCGTAGCCCTGCGCGAAGTCCACTGCCATGCGCTACGCCTCCTCGGTAACTTCCACTGCGTCGCCGTTCCCGTCGTAGAGAACAGCGCCGTCCCACGTCCACCCGCTGGGCGCCGCGCCGCTGCCGTCGCGCACGGCGTTATCCGCATCCGCGACGTACAGCGTGGAACTCGCATAGCCGATGAAAGTCCAGTCATCCATGGGGAACTGGCCCGCCGCGTCGTACACGATGCCGTTGTGCGCCTCGACCGCGCCGCCGCCCCAGACGGGCTGAACGATGTCGGTAGCCTGCGGCCTGCCCTCGTCGGTCAGGTCGTGCTCGGTGGCGCTCAGGCTGACACCCACGAGCCCCCCAGCCGCCGAGCGGCTGACGGTTCCTGGCTGCACGTCGGCGGCATACGCGTTGCCGTCGGGCGTGCGCACGAACACGCTGCCCGGATGCTGGAGCATGGCGCTCAGTAGCTCGCGCTGCTCGGCGTCCTCGAAGCGGATGAGGTTGGTCTCGAAGCTGCCCGTGCGCGTGATGCCGCTGTTCCAGTAGGCCTGCGTCGTGCCGTCCGCGTGCTTGCGCACCTCGCCGTCCTTCTGGTAGCCGTCCTCGATTTGGAGGTCGTACGGCAGCTCGATGCTGTCCGTCCCCCAGTCCAGGCGCAGCGAGCGGTTGGCCAGCGCGTACGGCGCATCGTCGGACACGCACGCGTCGCCGTCCGCCGTCCGCGTCACGGCTATGTAGCGCAGGCCGCTGCCGTCCAGCGTGAACGGTGCGAGCCTGTCCGTGATGGACGTTCCGAACGGCTGGGTATCCGCGATGCGGCGCTCCCCGTCGATTCCCACGCGGTACAGGTCGAAGCGGTCGCCCAGCGCGTAGTCGGCAGGCGCGTCCACTTGCACAGTCGCCGATACCGCCGCCGCGTCGGGCGTGACCGTGACCGTCGGCTGCTGCGCACGGTGCGCCCATGCGACCGCCACGGTGGAGCTCGCCGCCGCGCTGCGCAGCCCGGTGGACGCGTCCAGGACGGACACCTCCACGAGGTAGCGCGCGTCTTGATGCAATTCCATGGTCGGCAGGGCGATGGACGCGGTTCGCGCGTTGCCGCTGCCCGTCCACTCTGGCGTCAGCTCGCCAGACCATACGGTGTCGCCAGCATATTGCTGCGGGTCGCCGTACAGCCCCGTGCCGCTCGACCCCAGTGCCGTGACGCTCACGGATACCGTGTCGCCCGTGTCGCTTGCCACCGTCAGCGCCATCGGCTGCGCCGTGATTGTCTCGGCGATTGCCAGCGTGCAGGTCGGCGGCTCCGCGATCGCGAACGCCATGTACTCAGATGCCGCCCAGCCGCCGCCCGTGGTCATCTCGACGCGCAGGGTCAGGCTGGCAGCGTCGCCGTACTCGCTCGGCGTGATTACTCGGCTGGTCTCGGTTCCCTTGCCGCTGAACCGCGCCTTGCCGGACGTGTCCACGAGCCGCCACTCGGTCTGCGGCGATTCGGTGTCGTATGTCCACGAGAGGACGAGGTTGGAGCCTCTGGGCGTGACGCCAGCGCCGCTCAGCACCACCGCGCTCGGCGTCGTGTACGGCGTCGCGATCGCGGGGTCTGAGTACTGCCCGTAGACCATGTTGCCGTCGGAGTCGAGGTCGTACGCGCGCGCCTTGAACCAGTACTGCGTGCCCTCGTCGAGGCCCTTGACCGTCAGCGTGCTGCCAGCCGTGGCGAACACGCTCGGCTGGTCGGTCGATTCCCACGCGTCGGCGGCATCCGACCACGAGACCTCGTAGCCGTCGTCGTCGGCCTCCTTGCCCGTGATGGTCAGCGTCACGCTGCGCCCGTCGGCGTTGGGCGTCGCTGCGGTTATCCTCGCGCGGCCCGTGGAGGTGGACGAGCCGACCCTGTTCAGGCACTTGGCCTGCACGGGCGGGCCGTACGTCGTATAGCCGTCGTTTACAGCTGCGATACGGTACCAGGTGTACAGGCCCTCGTCGCTCACGCCGTCCGTCCACGTGTCGGTCAGGCCCTCGCACTTGCCAGCGTCGGTCTGCACGTCCGTCCACCCGCTCGCCGCCGATGCGCTGGTCGCGTCGGTCGCCGTCGCGGAGTTCTTCAGGCGTTGCAGCGTGACCTCCGCGCTGCCGATGTAGGTCTTGCCGTCCTTCACGCCGCCAGAGTCGGTGACGGGGACGCGCACGTATGCCGTGGACAGCACGCCCCGAGTGACGTATTGCAGCGACGGTGCGCCGCACGTCGGCGGGTTCGGGTGGAACACGTAGACGGCGTGCGACGCCTTGTCGGAGTCGCCGCGCAGCCCTCGGTTGTAGGCCGTCGCGACCGCCTTGCGCCACTGGCCCACGCCGAGGCTGTGCGCGCTCGGCAGCTCGTAGGCTGGCGTCGTTTTCGTCTCGGCGGTGGTCGCCTGGGAGTACTTTGTCTCGCCGTTGACCACCAGCTTCAGGTGCGTGTCGTAGCGTTCCCTCGCGCCGTCCACGTTCTTCGCCGTGTAGCTCGCCGTGAACGTTCCGCTCGGCTCGTCGTACTCGACCTTCACGGTGGGCTTCGCGGGCTTCTCCAGGGTCAGCGACTTGTGGACGAACGGGCCGTAGTGTTTCTTCCCGCTCTGCACGTTGTAGCCGCGCACCCAGATTTCCGCGTTGACCAGCTTGGCGCTCGTCTCGGGATAGAACTTCTTGCGCGGCAGCGTCTCGTTGTCGGTGGTCGCGGTGTTCTTGCCCGTGCTGTCGTGGCGCACCACGTCGCCCTTGGCCTTCTTCAGCTTCTTCTGCTGCTTGCCAGCGTCGAAGTCCCAGTACCAGTCCAGGCCGTCGAAGCGCACCTTGTTGGATGCGTTGTCCTTCTTGCAGGCCGCTGAGACTTCCCACTTCGCCGTGAACGCGTTCCCGCGTCGGGTCGGCGCGGTCAGCCCCGCGACCTTCTTCTCCAGTTTCGTCATGGGTTAGGCCTCCATCGCCAGCTTGCGGCCCAGGATGTGCGCGAGGTCGGTCGCCAGCGTGCTCGCGTCCTCGCCCGCGTCGTATTGCAGGTTGACCACGATGGACTGCGCCGCGCCGATGCGCTCGGACAGCGCCGACGCGAACCTGTCCATCAGGCCGCCGCGCTCGGGCAGCACCATCTCGGGGCCAGCCTCGCCCGCCACGATGAGCTGCGCGCCGTCCACGAAGCCGCCGCTGGCGTAGTAGTTCACCTCGGGGATGGAAACGGTCTCGTCGCCCGCCTTCACGCTTCTGTACGTGACGTGCGGCGTCGGGAAGTAGATGGAGCCGACGGCGCTGGATATGTCGCTTCCGAGTCCGCTGTAGGCGCTCACGATCTCGTCGGGCTTGCTCTTTATCTCGTTGACCGCCGAATCTACGGGGCGCTGCATGTTGGTCGCGGTCTCGTTGAAGACGGTTCCCACGTTGGACGAGACGTTCGGGAAGGACAGGCTCGCCTTAACCTTGTCGCCAGCCGCCGTCGCCTTGTTGCTCGCCGTGGTCATGGCGGTGTCCACGTTCTGGCTGATGCCGCTGAACGTGCTGGACGTGTTGAGCGCCATTGCCTGCCAGTCGCCGCCCATGGTCTGAACCATCGAGTCGCCGTAGGTCGTGACCGCGCCGCTCGCCCAGTCCATCGCGCCGCCGATAACATCCGCCGCGCCCTGGAAGAAGCCGCCGATTCCCTCGACTATCGGGCCGAACGTCGTGGACAGCCACTCGCCGAACGGGGCAAGCACGTTGTCCCACACCCACGAGATGATGTCGGCCACCGTCTGGACTGCCGTGGCGATTGCCTCGAAGCCGACCGCGACCGCGCCGCCCAGGATGTCGCCGAGCGTGGACAGGCCAGGGGATATGGTCTCGATGACCGGGCCGAGCCGCTCGCCGATGCCGCTCGCGATGTTGCCTATCACGTCGATGACGGGCTGGACGGCGGTCGCCAGCGTGGAGAGCGCGCCGCCTATCGTGTCCACGATGCCCGTCAGCGTGTCGAATATCGCCGTTCCCGTGTCCTCGCCGAACGCGGCGACCAGCACGGTCTTGATGGCCTCGCCGATGGGTGCCATCAGCTCGGGCATCTGCGCGGCTATCTCGCCCAGGATGCTCGGCAGCTCCGTGATGATGGTGGCGACTATCGTCCCGAGCCTCGGGATGACGTTGTGCGCCGCCGTCACGATGCTGTCCACGAGTTGCTGGGTCTTGCCCTCGAAGTCGGCGTCCTCGCTGCCCAGCGCCGTGAGCCAGTTGTCCCACGCCGCCCTCATCGCGTTCACGCTGCCCTCGATGGTGGTGGACGCCTCCTCGGAGGTCGCGTTCGCGATGCCCATCTCGGTCTGCATCACGTGGATGGCGTCGATCACGTCGGCGTAGCTGTCGATGTTGAACTCGACGCCCGCTATCTTGGACGCGTCTGCCAGCAGGCGCTCCATCTCGGTCTTGGTGCCGCCGTAGCCGAGCTTCAGGTTGTCGAGCATCGTGTAGTTCTGCTTGGCGAAACCCTGGTAGGCGTCCTGAATCGACGCCATGTCGCTGCCCATCTTGTTCGCGTTGTCGGACATGTCGCGAACCGCCATGTCGGCGTACTTCGCCGCCTTATCGGTGTCCCCGCCCAGCGATTGCAGCAGGGACGCCGAGAAGCCCGTCACGGTCTCCATGTAGGCGTTCGCCGACAAACCAGCCGACTTGAAAGCCTCGTCGGCGTATGCCTGCACGGCACCCGCGCTCTCGCCGAACAGCGTCTCGACGCCGCCGACGAGCTGCTCGTAGTTCGCATAATTGGACAGCGCGCCGCCGATGACCGAGCCGATGCCGCTCGCGGCAGCGTTCGCCGCGCTGAGCACGGCGCTCGACACGATGTTGCCGATGGCGACGGCCTTGGCGCTGATGCCCGCGCCGACGTTCGACGCGATGCCGCTGCCCACCTTCTTGTCGAAGCCCTTGTCGGCCTTCGGGTACACGGAAACGTACGCGCTGCCGATTTCGGTGTTCGGCATTACCTATCACCTCCGTAATACCAATCGTCGAAGTCTGATACTGGGATGGGGTCGCGGCCTATGCGCCTGCCCGCGTCGGAGTCCACGCCCGGGCGCGGTATCGGCCTGGGCTTCTCGGGCTTCGAGTGCCCGCTCTTGACCCGGCTGCACATGAAGTGCCAGTCGAGCGCCTCGACGGCCTCTATGAGCGTCGCGAGGAGGTGCTGCGTGATAGACCAGCCGCCCCGCGCGTCGGTCTCCGCGACGGTCGCCGATTCGAGCGGCAGGTGCCGGACGAACGCCAGGAGCGCCCGTTCGGGCAGCGCGCCGCCCAAATCGTCGAGCGTGTAGCGCGTCATGCGCATCAGGTCGTATTCGAGCGCCTCGCCGTGCTCCGCGACGAACGCGGCAAGGCCTAGCGTTCCCCCATCGTCGGCGTCCCGATCGCCTCGCGCTCGCCGTTCCATGCGTTGACGAGCATGCCGAGGTCGTCGTCGCCTATCTCGTCGATGGCATCTCCGAGGTACTTGCGGAAGAAGTCGAATATCGCCTCTTCCTTGTCCTCCGCCTTGCCCATGGCGACCATCTCCATGCGGTTGAGCGTCAGCGGCACGCGCATCTGCTCGCCGCCGTAGTTGACGGTCAGCGCGGGACGCTCGTCTTTGAGGGTGATCTCCATTAGGCGCTCACCACGCCATCGTCGGTGTAGATGTAGATGCTCTGCCCGTCCGCGTCGGCGTTGCACTTCAGGCGCAGCGCGAGGGAGATGGGCTGGTTGGCCACGAACACCATGTCGCCGTCGGGCTGGGCCTGGGCGTTCGGCACGACGATGCGGATTCGCGCGTCGCCGTCCTTCATGTTGAACGCGAAGCACTTGGGGTCTGCCAGGTGCGCGCCGAGCTTAACCTTGATCTGCTCGCCGTGCTGGGCGGTGGCGGCGACCCTCGTCACATTGTCCTCGCCGAAGATCGCGCACAGCTCCTCGTAGCCCATCTGGATGAAGACGAGCGCGATCTCGCCCGTGTACTCGTCAAGCATGGTGCGCACGGTCGCGCGCGACCAGTCGTGGATGTCGGTGGTGGAGTAGTTCTGGGACAGCGTGATGCCGTCCTCGGAAACGTAACCGCACTTGGAGAATGTGTTGTCGAGCGCCGTCGTCGCGTCGGTAGGCAGCGTCGTGCCGATGGGCGCGAAGTTGACGGCACCCGTGGTAGTGGACTGGTCAGGAGCGCCGACCAGCACCTTCTTTGCGTCGATAGCCATATATGGCCCTCCTTATTCGTCTAGGATGTTGCAGCTCATGGAGAACGCGACCTGCCAGACGTAGTGCCCGTTCTCGTCGCGTCCGAGCTGCGTGATGGTCGCGTTCCTGTCCACCGCGTTTATTCGCGGCGATTGCTGCGCCAGCGTGGGCAGCATGCGCGAGAGCGCGAGCGCGACCTGCTCGCCGTTCTCGTCGCTGTCCGTCCATATCTGGATTGCGTAGCGCGGGAAGTCGTGGGGGTACTCGGTGTCGCCGCCGACGCGGTTGACCACTGCATAATCGCCACTGCTGTTTGCTGGCGGGTAGCTGCCCGTCCTCACGCCGAGGAGCGATTCCGTCCACGCCGCGACTGCGGCTAGAGATGACCACATGCGCGGCCTCCTTGTCATTTGAGCGATTTCAACAGTGTGTTATGGAGCCTGTTCGAGCGCATCGAGTGGATGTCGCCCGTGTAGACGATCGCGTGGGCGCGGTTCTTGCCCGGTTGGCCCGGGCTGACCTCGTAGCCGCCCGCCGCGTACATGCCGTTCGCGCGTTCGGCTATCTCCTCGGCCCTGACCGTGCACTCGCGGCACGCGGCGTCGCCGTTCATAAGCTCGCGCATGCCCGCGCGGTTCGGCCTGTAGTCCACGCTAGCCATCGACCGCCTCCAGCTCCACGGGCATGTTCCACGGCGTCGGCGTGTTCTGCGGCATGTAGGGCTTCGGGTCGCCTACGACCCTGTACGGCCCTCCCCACGGGGCTGGGAGCGTCACCTGCGCGCCGCGCAGGCTCCCCGTCCACGTCTTCGGGAAGTGGGCGGTGAGAGCCACCACGACGCCCTCGGGGCGCACGGAATCGAGCTCCGCGCACGCCCCCGGCGTCACCAGCACGGGCGAGACGTCCACTGGCTCGGCGTATGCCTCCACGTCGTTGCCGAACGCGTCGCGGGCATCCCGCACGCGCAGCTCGACGCTCGCGGTGATGCCCTTAATCATCGTCAGGCTCCAATCTGCCGTAGAACGGCCTCGCCATGCCGATGCCGCCGCGCACGATGCCCAGCAGGCGCTTCTCGTCCCGTTTCAGGAACAGGTCGCCGTACGGGTTGCCCATCGTCGTTGACAGCGAGTAGCCGCCAGCCGCCTGGGTCGCCTGCGTCGCCCCGAACGGGACGGCGAACGCGGCATCCGAGCCGTCGCCGATTGCGCGGTGAACCATGTCGCGGCAGACGCGGGACAGGCGCGCCGCCATGCTCTCGGTCGGCTCGTAGTAATCCACGTGCGCGGCGTCCATCTCGTCGGCCATGATGCCGGACGCGTCCTCCAGCCACACCAGCAGCTGCGCGTCGTCCAGGTCTGTCGCATACTTGGCGCGGTACTGCGCGACTGTCGCGAATGCCATTGTTTACTCCTTGGGTTTCCTGCTCGCCCGCTTCTTCGCGGGCATCTTCTCCAGCGCCTCCGCTATGCCCAGCTTCACCAGTTCGCCCACGCGCTCGGGGGATGCGCCGAAACGCTCCCCCCTCGCATGGAACTCGCCCGTCTGGGCGTCGCGGAACGGGCGCAGCGCCCTGGCCTCCATGGGATTACCCATCGGCCTTGGCTGCGCGCTTGCGCGTCGGCTTCTCGGGCTTGTCGCCCACCTTCTCCAGGTTGGGATTGGCCGCCATCATCGCCGCGACCGCATCGGTCGGCTCGTAGACGGCTCCCGTTCGCTTGTCGCGGAACTTCATGGCTCCCCCTAGTACTTGAAGATGAGGTCGGGCGCGACTGCCTTGGTGCCGTAGTGGAAGAACAGGCCGAAACCGATGGCCTCGGACAGCTCGATCTGCTTCGGGCCGTACAGGACGGGCTTGACGGGCTGCGCGATGGAGCCGTCGGCCATTGCGACCGCGTTGGTGCCGTTGGGCAGGTAGACGGAGCTGAAGACCTTCACGCCGTGGAAGGTCGCGTAGCCCTCGCTCTGTGCGCCGCCGTCGTTCACTTTGTCGAAGTAGGTGCGCAGCTTGCCGTAGGTCGCAGGGTTGCAGACCACGGTGATCATGTCGCGCTCCACGCCGTCCACGAAGTCGTTGCTCACAGTCTCGACGGCCTGGATGAGGCCCTCGGCGATTTCCTCGATGGCGGTCACGCCGGATGCGGGCGTGTACGCGGTGCCTGCTGTCACTGCCTCGGCGAAGAACGCCTTCTCCAGCTCGCGGGTCATGGTCTTCTGGGCGGATGCGGCCTCGCGTGCAATGAGGTCTTCGACGCCGTACATCGTGACGTCCTTCTGCTCAACCTCGCGGATAACCTCGCGATCCTGGTTGATGTTGATGGTGACGGGCGTGACCTTCACGAGCTGGCCCGCGCCGCCGCTGCGTGCGGTGCCGTAGGCGTTCGAGGACACATTCTCGAAACGCTTGGCCTCGACGGAGCCTGCCTCGGGGTCGCCGCTGAGGGCGGTGTTCTTGATGATCTGCGAAATGCAGTTCTTCTGTACGTTCGAGATTACTGCGCCGTACTGCTCGGCGAGCATGTCCTTGCCCGTGGTGGACAAGAGGATGTTGAGCGAAGTGGTGCGTGCCATTTCTGGCTCCTTTCTAAATCATTGTCGGAATCTCTACCTTCTGGGCAGCGGCCTTCGGTTCCTCGCCGCCGTCGGGCACCTGCCCGTACTTCGGCTTCGCATCGGCCTGCTGCTTCAGGAACGCCACGTTCTCGGCGATGTCGCCTGACATGCGGGACAGCAGCTCGGCGTCCACGCCGCTCTCGCGTGCCGCCTTGGCTATCTCGTCCGCGCGGGTGCGCTCGGCGTTGAGCCGCTCGACCTCCGCCTTGAGCCTGTCGCGTTCCTCGACCGCCTTCTGCAATTCGCTTTTGGACGCTTCCTCGGCCTCGTCGTACTTGGCCGCCTTGCCCTTCAGCTCGTCGTAGTCGGCGTACTTCGCCCGCTCGCGCTTCAGACGGTCGCCGATGATGGCGTCCATCTCGGCCTGCGTGAATGTGCGCTCGGGCTCCGCAGATGCGCTCTGCGTGGCTTCTTCCACCTTCTCTTCGGTGTGCTCGGGCATGTCTGCCCCCTTCCCAGCCTTTGGCTGTCGTCATTCCGTGGGAAGCCCCCACGTGGGCATATGAAAAAACCGCCGCATTTACAACTGCGACGGCATGAAAAAAGCCACCCGTGCGGATGGCTTGATTCCTATAGTTGCCTGCGTTTCTTTTCTTTATCGGCGAACGCTTTACCCCAAGTTTTCCAGCTGTTGTATGGGCCGCCGCGCTGCGTGAAGTTGATGGGATTGCCACTGCTGTCGAAATATCCCCGCATGTCGGCCTCTCGCGGATGCGCGTTCGTGCTCCGCCCTGTTATCTCGCTTGGAACCGTAACGGTACCTGCTGCGAACTTCTGAGCCGCCTCGATTTCCGCCTTGTTGAAGTATTCCCTGTCGCCGTCAGGCTTTTCCTCGATGGCTTTCGCTATCCCGTCGCCACGAGCCTCGAACATCTTGGCTTTGAAATACAGCTCGTCAGCACCATCGTAGAATGCTTCGAGTTTTGACACGGAAACGCTAGACCCGGCAAGCGCCTCCTGCTTGAATCGGTGGTCGCGTTCCGCCCTTGCGAGAGCGCGTTGCTCTTGTTTCTCGCCCTTCTCTTTCAGCTGCTCGACAATCGTTTTGTAGTACTCGGCATCCTCGCTCAGCTCCACCTCTGCGTTCTCGTACTTCTCGGGATGCTTCCACATGTCGTAGTAGCGGTCTGGGTCGTACCCCTCGACCTCCATCCCCGCGAAGCCCTCCACGATGCGGCAGTCGCAGTTCCTATGGTTCGCGTTGAGGGCGGCAAGCTCCGACGAGTACACGAAGCCGCGCGATGCGAGCATGCAGCAGTACGGGCACGTCGTTGCCCCCGTGGGGATGCGCGCGAACCGCACCTTGCTGCCGAGCTTCTTCGCGTCACGCCTTCCGAGCGCAGCCATGGTGTCGTTGGCCCCGCGCTCCGAGAAGTACCGCGCCGCATCCGCTATCGCCCTCTTGAACCCGTCCACGTCCCCCGCTTTCAGCTTCTCCACCTGGTAGCGTGGAACGTCTCCGACGCGCTCGGGGTCGGGTTCGTACGCGTAATCCGTTTCGGGCAGCTCGACGCCCATGGCATCCGCGACGATGGCCCGCATGGCGTAGGCCGCGTCGCCAGCCTTCTCCCCGTACTCGGTGCCGACTCTCCGC